TGGGCTCCAGTGGGACCAGCTGGTCCCGCAGGTCCAACTCCGCCACCACCGCCACCACCGCCTCCGCCACCAAGTCTAAATTCTAATTCGTCGCCTACAACTAAACCTGTTCCTGGGAAAGCAACGATTTGAATTTGACTACTAGGAGTTCCAGCGGTTCCAACTTCAACATATGCTCCGGATTCAATGTCGATAAATTGACCATTGAGGAAAACCATTAAGGTTCCCTTGCCGACAGTATATTGTTGTGGAATATTGCCTTCTCGACTATTGTTAGGCAAAGTAATATTCGAACCATTTGCGATAGGACCATTTAAGGAACTATTTGGGGTAGCTCCTGAGGCCACGATCTCCACGGTTTCATCGTAGGTAGGAGAATCTAAGGAAGCGAACAGATTGCCTAAAGCCAAGTCGAGTTCTTTAATGGCTAAGGTTAGGTTGTCGCCGTCATGAATAATATAGTTACCGGTACCTGTGCCAGCCTGAGCTACAGAAATTGCGAATGGCGCTCCAACGTTTCCGTTGGAAGGCGTGTTGCTTGTACCCGAAGAAGTATTGGTTATAACTACTGAACCTGCGCCTGCGACCGCACCGAAATCTCCGGAAGCAATCAGAGCATTGGCTAATTCAGATGCCACTACGGTGGCGCTATCTGAACTTAAAATATCGACTTCGATAGCGGAGTTGACATTGGGGACAACTGGAGCACTACCTGATCCGCTAACTTTGAACCAAACAGTGTACTGTCTAGCGTTTGCCGACGAATTAAGTAAGAAATATTGGCCACCGGTTATAGTGGATCCAGAGCCGATAGTAACGTTGTAGATTCCGGGAACAGATCCTGGATTTAATGAGGACACGTATAAGGGCTTAGAGGTTTCCGCCGATGGAGATCCGATATAGGCGAGCAGCTGTTGAGAAGTAGTTCCGCTAACTTGAACGCTTTCTCCGTTATCGAGTTCTTGAGCCAAGAATCTGACGTAGACTCTAGGGCTTCCGCTATTATCTTCTCTCAGGAATAACCAGAATACGTTTCCGCTTACCGGTACTGTTTCACGAGACGTGATGTAAATATTTCTGTTAGTAGAAGGAGTTGGAGAAGCTAGATAGCTTCCGAATCCATATTGGGCTTGTGTTCCGCTGCTTCCCGTATTGTCTCCAACAAGGACGTCCGAAGTCAGCGTTACTTGAGATCCCGAATCAACTGTAAGGATCTGATAATATCCGGAAACCGTATTTGCTGCAACCTTAATGTAATCGCCAGGTAAAAGACCTGAAGTCCATGTAACCGCGCCTACCGAAACTACTGTTGGAGATCCACCTACAAAGATAAGGTTGGGGGTAATTACAACATCTCTAACCAAAGTTATGTATGCGGCTTGATCATCGGCAAGCGTAATATCTGCGGAAGAAGGATTTGCGGCAAGAGTATAGGTTAACGAAGATCCAATGACACGAATGTAGATTGGGTCATTCCAGTTGATTTGTCCGGGAGCGGTGATAACGCTTGGACTGAAAAAGCTGATACCGATGCCCGTGCCGTTGAGAGTGGCATTTGCAGACATCGTGATTGTAGATCCAGAGATAGAGAGAATCGTGGTGCCCGAAGGAATACCGGTAGCAAAAATATAATCGCCGTCAGAAATTCCGGCTACAGAGGCTAAGCTAGAAAGCTGATTGCTTCCCGAAACAATGTTGCCAGTCGTAACCAGTAGAGGATCGGAGTTAGGAAGAATTCCGTTGGAGATCTCGCCGCTACCAGTAATGACCGTGTTGCCAAGATCTTGAAATAAACTTTGAAGCGAAGGTAAGGTTCCGCTGCCCGAAGCTCCAGAAAACCAAAATGGTGTCCCTTTAACTTCCAAAAACATGGACATGACGGCATTCTTCCAGTCCTTATCGCATGTAAGCTGCTTGTCGCCGCCATTAAAAGGATCAACGGAATTTGAAGTCGTGGTAACAGGAGGCTGAGTTCTGCCTGCCGCCCAAGGATAGACGTAACTAGGGTTAGGATTAATACCGCCAGTTTCTAAGCTGTTGTACATCCATCTGGCGTCCGAAATGGAGATAACGTTGCCATTGCCATCGGTTTTGACGATAGCGACTGGAAGCACGTTTGCCGCCCATACAGAGGTTGTAATGTAAATCTGATAAGTTAGAGTCTGAGCGGCTGGAGCAATTGTCTGAATTTCGTCGGTGGCGGCGGCATTCCAAATGTATTTGGTGACATTTGTCGTAGGATCGGCAAATCGATTATAGTCGATACCGACGTAATTAGTTGAATTTGCTGTGAAAGATCCAATTACATTGGTATTAGTGGCGGCATTAAGAACCTGATTAGGGGTACCGATGGGCGTCTGGAAGATGGTTCCCGACACGCTGGCTGCTATATGCATTACGGAGCCCGGATCAACAATCATTTGAAGATTGTTTGCCGGAGCACCAATTGCACCTGCAACTGGGATAGAGAATCCACGAACGATATAACCCTGTGTAGTATTTGTTAAAATAGCTGTTACGGCGGTGTCAAAGTCATTACGAACACCGGATTCGACGCGTCTCTCATCGCTCACATCCCAGCGTTGTTCGCTTAAAATATTGCCGGTAGTCATTATTGCCATAAATACTTGATTCTCTTATACTTTTTTAAGTGACGCTCTTTTTGAACGTGGCCCTATAACGCGGTGTCCATTAAACGTATCCAACCCATAAACATAACGCTTCTCTAATAAGATTGCTGGTTGGGGTTCGTCAGCAAAAACCCATACATGTCGAGCTGCCGATTTGACATCTTTTCCTATGCAAGCGCCTCTTATTGTCATGGTTTGCGTTTTAAGGACTCTGGATGCCTCTAAACAAGATCTAAAATGGACTATAGTACCATCCAACAACGACTTCCCGATTATAGCCCTGGATTGGTCGTTATCTCCTCTACGTTTAGCCATTTCTCTCCGTCGTTCCATTTCTTGTGAATCAAACTCGGATTTATACATCCAAACCCATTTTCCAGTAGAAATGGCCTTTTGTGTTCTTCCGCTTGCATAACAAATGGAAAGACTGCAACATTTACCTATATTTTTGGGGTTAAATCCGTCTAGCGCCGTATCTTTTCCACAAGCGTATTCCTTAATTTCTCCGGTTTCTACAGACATCCCCACTACAGGGACTTTACTAGCTTCGCCAATTCGCCTTTTAGATTCTTCCGTATGTTTTACCGGGGCAGCATCGTATCCGCCATCTTTTATATTATACAGTCTCTCTTTTTCGTTTTTTAAGATCTCTTTTTCTAAATTGCTCAATTCTTCTATAGAGTTACATTCTTTTCTTATCTTGTATTCGAATGATTCTGGACCATATTTATCATATGCGCGTTGAAGCCAACGATTTCCGTGTTTGCCGGTCTTGAGATCTTTTTTATGAGACCACCATCTATGTTTAACTCTACCTTTTGTTATTCCGACATACCCCATTCCGGTAACAACATTGGTAATTTCGTATAAAGTCATATATTTAAGATTCAGTCCTTTGCTCAAATAGGTTATATCATAGAAACCAAAAATCTTCCCTTGGGATCAATCTTATGATAGAGTAAGCAGTAGGAGACAACTTTGGGAAAATCTAAGAAGTCCGATAAAGAGTTTAGCAGGATTCAACACCTTATAAACGAAAATCGTCAATTAAAACGTGAACTTGCTCATCTTCGTAAGCAAATCTCTAGACTCGACCTAGAAGGTATGGAAGCCGCCAAACAGGCTTTATACGAACAGGAAGAAAAAGAGAGACTTACCGAAATTGTTGGGGAATCCAGTTATAGCTTAGATAAGCTAAAAGAGGTCTGGGCTTGTAAGCGTCCCGGATGTAAGGGCTACCTAGAGATAGCGCTTTATCCCAAATTGGGCCAAACCTACTATTACAGAGCGTGCAATGCCTGCCGTAATAGAACGGTTGGCAAACGCTACGACGAATCAAGCGTTAAAGGAATTATCAGAAAATGAATGATTTTGCATTAGGTGATGTGGCAATTTGTGGAAGTGGGCAAGCCGGGACCATTATTCAAGTAGACAGCAATGATCTTTGGATTCTTTTAAGAAACGGCGATATTTGGACTGGCCGCGCACATGAATGCAGGCATCCACAAAGCCAAGAAGATCTCGATGCGGCTCCTATAAACGTAAATAGGCTGGAAAGCAAAAGACTGTTGCGCCCCGAACATCAGGCAGACTGATCGGTCTTACTGAGTAACGCCACTAATGGGTGATTAGGATCATTAAAGTAGGATTCCATCAAACCACCTGCGCTACCGTACTTACGTGCGATCCCCTTATGTATTTGACCGCATACCCAATTAGTAAGTGGGCCGTATCCTTGGGCGGCTAAAGCTCCCTGTAATATAAGACAATCTCCGTTGTTATCGCTATTGTCGCCATACCATGCACTATTCAATGAACTAGCACACCACCAAATCCAATTGAACGGATTGACGAATTTTCTTAAACTCATTTGCATCACTGCTAGAAACGCTGGAAATCTACCAAGCCACGAAGCTTCGTCAAACTTTCCAGGTTCAATGTTGTTCCAAACCCAACGACATCTGCCTAAGGTTAAAATTCTTATCGCCCAGTAAGCTCTTTTCTGAGCACCAAAAAATGGTTCCGTAGAATCTATTTGGCTTGCCGACTTTGCGCCATACTCATAAATCGAAGCCGTCATAGATCTGTCATTTGGAGACAGTAGGGCTTCAATTCCCATCAAACCGTACATATCGTCTTGGGCCTGCCTATTACCTGGAAACTGAGGAGTTCTGCACAAAATACCGGGTTGCAAAAAATTATTTTTGTAAACCTGTAATATCCTTTGCTTTTCTTCATCGTTTGTCTGATTAGTAGACACTAAACCGTATACGTAATGGGCAGTAAAAAGATTTCCATTGTCCGTAGATAACCCCTGATTATTATTGGTTATCATGCCGTATTTATCGGCGTAAGGCTTAAATTGTGTCAGTAAGGGAATGGCTATGTCCATACCCATAAGATTGACATAAGAGGATTTCTGGGGTATATTTTAAGAATGGATATTGTAACTACTATTCTAAGCGTTGCCAAGTCAGTCGGAGTCTCTGGAACCCTGCTTCTCGCCTTATGCGCCCATGAGAGCGGAGGCTTCAAACAGAACTATGCACCCATGGATAATGGAAGCCCTTCTTTCGGGAGTTGCCAAGTTAAGAAGGCCACCGCAGATTTTCTGGGTTTTAAGGGTAAGCCTCAAGATCTTATGAATCCCAAAATCAATGCCTATTATGCCGCAAAGTATTTAGAGTATCAGCAGAATAGGTATGGAAATGATTGGATTAAGCTTGTTGCCAGTTATAACGCTGGAACATATAACCCCAGCAGTAGAGTCTTGGGTTGTCCTAGAAATCTTAAATACGTAAAATTGGTACAAAAACAGTTGCCCGCAGAGCTTCAAGATAGGCTCAATTGCGGAATACGAGAAGAACTGGCAGGCAATCCGTGAAAAAATATTACCTTTGCGGAATAGCCTTTCAGCACGAGTTGGGTGAAACCGACGATCTCAGTATTTTTGAAACACTGGAAGATCTTAAAGCTAAGCACAAATGCTGGGAAGAGTGTGGTATCGTAGAATTAAGGGTTAGAAAAGGAAAAACTCCAGAAGAATGGTACGCGCATCGCTGGATCGAAGAGCAAAATTTAAACCTGATTTTGGAGTTAACTAAGATCTAGTCCGCCGTACATAATTTGACCTATGAAGTCAAAAGATATGTGATAAATTCCCTTTTTGGAAACACTTTGTTTAACATTGCTAATTTTCGCCTTGGGGATACTCCACAAAGTTTCTCCTGTGCTTCTGTCTTCTAGCCTAAGAGATACGTATGGGCTGGCAGCCAAATCGGAAAAAAGAGGCCTAGCGTTTACACCTTGTAAGCCTCCAGAATTCTTAACTCTGACTACGGCAGCCGTGCCTTTTACTACGTTTTGTCCGCCAGCAGCTATTTCTTGGGGATAAGGAGAGTTAATGCCATAAATAGAATACTCGCCAGTATCTTCACTAACCGAAACGTCTTGGGTGACACGGTAGATCGTATTATTTATATAAAACCTGCAAAGAGCCGCTGACACTATGAGCGATTGTTGATTTGTTGCCATACTTCATGTTTCCTTTAAGCCTTCGCTATCATGGCCCATAAACATAGGAAATTTCGTTAGCCGAAGGCGTAATGCTCTCAAATCCAGCTAACCCTATGTTATTGGGATACAAAATGGTGTAAATAACGGTTACGCCTGCTGCGGTTATAGCGTCGATAAGATTTTGGGCATAGACTCTTCCACTAGCCGTATCTGTCAGGAAAGGTTCGTAATCGCTGCCATCAGTAGGTAGAGTGATTGGGGCTTTTTGAGCGATCAATAATACCGATGATCCGCTTGGATGGTCCTGTTTTACAAAGTAGGCCGGAGATATCAAAAGAGTGCCATCGCTTGGTCTGGCAATGTAGGGAATCGGTCCTTCTTGATCATCGCATCCATAATTGATGATGATGTATCCGCTGGCATCTGGGAACGCACTGGAATCGGCAACCGTAATAACTCTATTACTTTCTCCATTAACGTCTTCGGTTAAAACCGTAGATGCGCCACCGATGGTAAATCCTTGCTGCGTATCGTAAATGTATGGTCCCAAAGTGCCTGGCGTAGAGGGCCCGGAATCCGGGGAAGTAGTTCCGTGGAGATGCGCGGATCCTATTCTGCTTCTTTTGATGACTTGCGTGATGGCTGGCATGAAAATCTGAAGAATGTCTTTTTCTGTTTGATAAACTGCGGCATAATAAGATTTACTTAAAATGGTTTCTCTGATAGGAATAAAAAATTGAACTGCGGTATCGGTACCCTGTACCACGATTCCCGGAGATCCAGTAGGATTATTGATCTCAAAATATGCGCTATTTACTACTCCACCTTTAGCAGATACGATGGTGTAAGTACCTTCGTTATTGGAAGCCGCAAATCCTCCACCATAAATATTCACGTACTGCTGAGGCTCAACCGTCCCCAAATCAGGATTGGCTCCCCCACTCCACGTATATCTTAGATTGCCTCCCGGCTGTAAAGATATAGTCCATTGAGTTGAGAAGTTGCCTGCAGTGGGGACGATTGAATCAAAAAGCAAAACGTTTTGTGCTCTACCGCCTAAAACCGTAACAGAAGATGAAGCGCCAATAGTGTTACTGACGAGTTGAACGTAATTTCCATTGCCGTCGTTATTAAGAATGGCGCTTCCCGAAACATTCAAATTGCTAAGTCCAATAGAAATCGCATTGGCGACTTCCTGAGCGGTAGCCGCTGCAATATTTGTGAATTGGCTGGTAGTAAAAGTTATGGTACTAGTTTTAGAACCATCGAAATTTATGATCAGAGTATCGCCGTCTTGAAGCGCATATGGTTCAAAGGTTTGAGCGTTACTGGTAGTTTTTACGAATTCATCTCCAAAAACAGCGTCCAATATATTATTGATCAAGTCCCTAACTTGCTTACGGTTCTTGACTTGAATACCGATGGTTCTAAAGATATCGTCGCCCAGACCAATAGTAGGATCTCTAGTGATACCGAAATCCGCTAATTTCAGATCTAAGTAATTGCCTTGAGCCGTGACAACATACAGGGAATCATTTACGGCCTGTACGTTATTTACAAGGTAAGCGGAAGAAGTGGATAAGGCATCTAAAACCGCATCCGTGTTTTTACCACGAAGATATGGGTTCAGATATGATCTTAAACGCGCATACTCTTGTTCTAAAGTTGTGACAGCCATGTTACGATCCTATCAGAGACACGCTGATATCGCTGGTTTGAGAAGCGATGAATGCCTTCTCTCCAGTTACCAATTGGATCTCGTCGGATGCAACCGTATATGTAGGATTTGTAAGAACAACACTTGTCACGCCTGGGATAGCCCTGACAGTTTCTACGATGCTTGACA